TCTGCGGAGTTTATTTTGTCTACTAATATTTCTAAAGTAGCCGAGTCTAATGCATCTAATTTTTTTTCTATAAAGTCTGAGTTTTCTTTTAATATAGTTTCTCCGTCAATTTCAGGGTTTAATATTTTGTCTACTACCTTTCTCGTACTTTCGCTTTCTTTTTCTGCTTTAGCTATTTCCTGTTCAGTTTCTGCCTTAGGAGTTATAGACTTAAGTAAATCATTTGCCTCTTTAACCAGCTCGTTGTCTAGCTTGGTAGTTTTGCTTCGTTTAGCAATTTTAGCTAAAAATTCGTTGTAAGATTTTAAAGTAGCGGGATCTAAATCTGCCAAAGGCGTAGTAACCAACTGAGAGATAGCAGCATTTAAATTTCCGTTATCACCCAACTTACCTGAATTTACTTTTTTGGTTGTTCTTGTAGAAAGTTTATTTGCTGTTTCTAAATCTTTAGCAAAATCTGCGTTAGCAAAAACCTTTTTACTATAATCTAAAAGATTTTGTACTTGATTATTGTTGTCAAAACTTGTTCTTTTAATTTTATTAATTACAGCTCTTCCTTGAGATGAACTAATTTTACCTGATTTTACCAAAGCACTTACCTTATCCAAAACAACAGTTTGTTGTTTTCTGTAGTCTTTTCTAGTTTTTGCTTTAGATATTTCAGTTTTAATTTCCTGTTCAATTGGATTATCAAAGTCTAATTCTGTTTGTATACCAGGTGTAGATTTCTTGTTCACACTCATCACTTCTTGAGTAGTATCTGCTTCTGTATCAGTTTCTGTATCTGTATCGACCGTCATACCTGCGGCTTTACGTTGTCTGTTAGACATTTTTGCCTCCATTTTAGGATTTCTAACAGTTTTAATGTCCACATCTGTAGCAGTAAAACCGTTTTGGTCTGTGGCTACTAAAACGCCAACATATTCTTCGTTGCTAAGAGTGTTGTCTTTTTTAATGTTTGTTCTGTTGTATATTGTACCGTCTTCAAGTTTCAGTTGAACATTTCTACTACCATCCATACGAGTTATGATACGAGCAGATTGCACCTCACCCTCATCAGTTTTAAAGTTTAAGTCTTGTACGGATACAGGTATTTGACTATCTTTTATTCTTTCCTCAACTTCCTCATCAGTGGATGTGTCCACTGGTTGTTGTTGTTCATTTTCAAAAACTTTTTCACTCACTTTTTTAGTAGACTTTACTTGTTTGGCAAATCTGTCAACAGTTAAATCTACTGACTTGCCATCTTCATTAAGAACTTTATCTCTAAATTCGCTAGTAATATCTTTCTCAGTTTCACTCTCTACATTTCCATTAGCGTCTATATCTTTTCTGGTCTGCTTAACACTACCATCACTAAAGGTGGTATATGTGGTGATTGTTTTACCTTTTTCAATCGTGCTAACACCCTCCTCATAAACCTCTTCTTTAACAGGCACTACTTCTTCTTGCGTTTCTTTAGAAGACTCCCGTACTTCTTCTTCCACTTCTTGTATAGTTTCGGATTGTTGATCATTAGATACATCTCCTGTTTCTGGCTTTTGAACGGCATCTTCTTTTGTTTTATCGGTTTTTAAATCTTGTTTAGTTAAGTCGGTATACTCTAGCTTTTGATCAACATCCATCTTATTAAAGTTGTCTATTGCTCTTTGAGTTATAGCGCCGTCATCTATAGTAAAATCTTTTTTACCTTCAGCTTCAGCTTCTTGGGTAAGTTCTCTTGCGGCCTCGTCTTTAAGTTTTAATCTTCCTTTAGCATTAACATAATCAAATTGAGTTCTTGATGTTATTTCATTTCTCAACTCTTGTAATTTTCTATCTATCTCAGGATGAAATGATTTGTCTCTATCTTTTTTTAATTGCTCAAGTTTTTGAATTTTATTAACTGAATTCATAACAACCAATGACGTTTCAGGGCTTAGGTTTGGAGGTATGTTATTTATGGTATTTACATAAACATCAATATCTCCTAGTAATTGAGAAACTTGCTTTTCTGTGTAAACACCCTGATTAACCATGCTGTTTAAAAACTTGGTGGTTTTGTCTACATCTTTAGATAATCCATGCAGGGCCTCTAGCCTATCTATAGCTGCGGCTCCAGGCATAAAATTAGCTTTTACAGAAGAGGTGGTTGCTGAACTTAAATCCCCGCCAAAAGGCATTAAGAGACCTGCAAGCCCAGATAAAATTGTAGTATTAGTATACTCAGCACCCGTTATAGTGTTGTTCATTATTTCCCTGGAAGCTAACTCATTAACATTGTCTGCTATAACAAACGCTTGTCCTGCTTGTTGAACATTTTCTTGGAACATTTCCTTCCCACTCTCTCTTGCATATACAGGATAATTTTGAATTATTTTTTGCTGTATTCTTTGAAAGTAAGACTTTACTCCTTTTTCTCCTCCTTTTTGATAAGCAGCAACTAATTGTTTAGTAACTTTTTCAGTTCCCTTTGATCCAAAAAATTTATTCATTGCCACAGCTTGTGTAGATATTGGGGCTGTTAATGCTCCCAAAGCAAATCCTTGTTTTCCGGCTAATTGCCTTAATTCTAAAGCAGTTCCTTCGTCTAAACCACTTGCAATTGCCTGATCATAAGTGCTGCTTGCTAGGTTAGTAGAAAACAAAGTTCCCTGAGCTATCATAGCAGAAGCAGTAGTGCCTTTCATTGGAATTGATTTTAAAATATTTACCGCTTTAGTTCCTTTATCAAAAGAACCCAAGAATGCAGCTCCACCCCTTCCAACATTACCTACCCCACGTGTTAAGGCAATTTGAAGCATCATGTCACTGGCTATTCCAGCTGTGGCTATTGCAGTTCCGGCAGCGCTAAAACTTTTAAATGTCTCATTACTTTTGCTAACGCCTTTTCTTATAGAATCAGCCATAGGCCCAGTCAATACATTTGTCACATTTTTCTTGATTTCTAAATCATATATTTGACCTCTTTCATCTATTCCGTATTCTCTTCCATTAACGAATGCTTTTTTACCAGAGCTATAACTATATCTCATAAAGTCATCTCTCTCAAGATCATCTTGAGCATCTCTCATTCTTATTTCATCAGCCACACTATTCATTCCAATATAACCATATGCTCCTTTTGAAAAGCTATGTATTCTATCTTCAACTGAACGCCATCCTTGTTTGACGGATTGAGTAAACCAAGGGTTTTCACCGTCTAAATATTTTTGATAGTTTTCTTGATTAGCTACATCTTGTTCTTTTAATTGAGCTGTCAATGAAGGAAACTGTTTTTCTATGTAGCTAGATAAAGCAATATCATCAACTCCTGTGCTGAAGTTTAATTGAACTCCGTCAAAAGACGGGTGTCTCCCGTCATTCTCTAATTGATATTTTAATACCTGAGAGTCTACGTTTCTTTCAACCTGATTGTTTATGTAGTTTGTTAAGTACTGAGCCTTTAGTCTTTCAGCGGCAAGAGTAGGATTGTAATTTCCAGAATAATCATAATATCTACCATCTTCTGATATAGTATCATCTTCTAGCATCTGCTTATATTTTTCCATATAGCCTTGCTCTTTTAAATACCCATCAAAATCTTTTACATTAAAGCCTTTTACGTTTTTTAAACCTTGACTGTCATACATCATATGAACATCAGAATCCTCAAATCCCGTTGGGGTATAATCATCTTCTACTAATTCATATTCTTCTTCAGTTACAAAGTTCGGATCATCAGGTCTATTTATAAGTGCATTTAACTCATCCGCTGTAGCATTTGGGTTTTCTGCTTGAAGTCTCGCACTTTCAGCATCGTAAGCTTTAATTTTATCTCTAATAGATTTTTTAGTTTCAGCCTCTCCTTCAGGAGAAACAAACTCAGTTAACTCTGAAGATGATTCATAAGCATAAGGATTATTTAGCTTTTTATCATCTATTTCTTTTTGATAATATTCTGAGCTTTTTCTTGATAATTGAGAAAGTTTTTTAATCGCATTTTTATTTCCTTTAAGAGCGCTTTCTATAGTTCTATCATCTATTATGCCCATTTCTAACGCTCTGGAAATATTATAGTCTGAAAGAATTTTTTCTTGTAACTTGGGATCTATTTGTCTATTGAGTTGGCGCATTGCTTGTGCTCGAGCAGATGCACCTGGCGTTATTCCAGAAATTGTAGCGGTATCTATGTTAGATAAATTCTCAAAATCTTCTTCAAGAAAAGTATCGCTAACTTCGCTTTCTTCTAAACCATCCGAAGATCCAGGAGTCGTCTCCACTGTTGTAGTGGATTCCGTAACTTCCGTTTCCAAATTTGAATCGGAAACGTCTTTTTTTTTTACAGGACTAGGCTCACCGTCATATACTGTACTAAACTCATTAAAATCAGCAAAAGCACCTTCTTGCAATACCTGGTAAATTTCTTCTTTACTGGCTCCTTGCGCAAATTCATTAAATTCCTCTTGTGAGGAAAATGCACCTTCTATAGTTAAATCAAACAACTCATCAAACATTGCTATTAGTTTTGGTTTGTATATATTTTTATTGCTTCTGATCTACTTACGCCGTCCTCTTTCATGATTTGAACAATAGTTCTTTTGCCGCCACTTCCACCTTTACTTTTTGTAGCTTTTCTAATGTATTCGTCTAGGTAGGTTTTTGCTTTAGAAACGTTTTCTCCGTCTTTTTCATGCTGTACAACTATTACTCCATTTTTACGAATAGTAATCCTATCATTTGCACCTCCTGTGTTATCAACCTCAAGTGTTAATTCACCTTTTGGTAACCCATACTTTTTAATTGCTGCAGTATAAACTTTATCAAAAGCCTTTTTAACTTTAGAACCTTTTGTGTTACTAGCTTCATCAGCCCTTTCAAATAAATCATCACCAGTTATTAGCTCGTTAGTATCTTTATCTGATCCAAATGCTAAGTCTGACATTCCGCTGTATGTAACTGCCACCTCAGGCCTTACGTTTACTTTTCTGTCATCCTTAACTTGAATTTGTTCTAAAGTTTCTTGACCATCCTTAGTTACTTTTTTAAACACTTTTCCGTCTTTTACAACTACGTTATTTTTTCCGCCTGCCTGACTTTCAATTCTTGACTTTAATTTAGCAGACATTTTATTGTAAGCATCTTCAGTAAGCGATATCTTTTGTGTTTGAGTTCTCTTGTAATTGTCGCCAACACTTTCTCTCATGTTTTCAATTGTAACAGGATCTCTTCCCATTATATTAAGAACATTGTTTTCCATTTCATCTTCACTTAATGGAGAGCCATTTTCGTCACGAGTAATTAATTGTAAAACTTCTGTTTCTCCATCTTTGTTTAAAACAGTAACCTCTAATCCAAATGAATCTTTATTTCCATCACCATTAGTATCTAACTCTAATTCTTCTGAAAACTCTTTAACTTGATTATAGCCATTTTCATTGGTATAGACACTTGAGTTTTTAAGTTGATTTAGGGTTTTTACTCTTTCATTACCCCCAGCTGCTATTCTACTAGCTACTTCAAAATCTCCTTTAAATTTTTCTTCTTCTTTCTTGTCTTCTCTGGCGTATTCTCTGTCCTTACTAAACTGATCATCTCTTTTACCACCGCTAATTTTCTGTTGTAAAGAATCAACATATCCTTTTCTAGCAAATGCGTGTGATGCTTCAATTTGTTCATCACTCATTTCTGTAACCATTTTGTTGTTATTGGCTACGGTTTGCTTAGTGTATTTTTTTACTGTATATTCTTTTTCGTTAAAATTTTCATCTATCCCAATTATTGTAATTGTTTCATTACTTACATCTTTACCGCTATTATCATACAACTTATCTCCATCCCATTCGTTAAACGGAACAACCTTACCTCCTATTCCATTATCCACAAATAAACTGGCAGTAGCATCTATAGTTCCGTATTTTGAAGCGACTTCTGTTTCGATAAATTGCCCCATCCCTGGCCTCTGTTTTAAATCATCAACAATAACTCCACTCATGTTTCCTAATCTCATCATTTCTTGATAAGAAGCGGCCCCTGGCCCTTGAGAAAATTCTTGAATATCTTTAGTTAAATAAACTCTTTGAGCTCTAGTATTGTTATCATGCTTTAAAGCCAAAACACTTGTGGTGTTTTCTCCTTCGGCAAGCACCGGGTTTCCTTCATCGTCTAACACTGGCTCATAAGTGCGAGTTTTGGGATTAATTTTCATTTTATAAAAACTAACAGTACCCATCCCCTTATCGTCTATTCCAAAATCCACTCCAGACAATGTTCCAATTTGAGTAACTAACTTTTGGTTTGCAGCTTCTACTCCGCCAGATATAGGTGGTACAAATGTTTGTGTCCCATCTTCGTTATCTTTATAATAACCCTTTGCTCGTTTTTTAGTCAGCTCTAATTCTTCTCCAAATTTATTTGTAAAATCTATAAAGGTTTCAAATGTTTGTTGACCGTTTTGTTCAAAAATTAAATTGTCATCAGGATTTAATGATCCTATTCTAACTAATTTTTCTTGAGTTAACCTTTGGTTCTTGTAAGTTTCAAGAGCTTCTAATATTTTTGAGTTAGCTGTTTCATTGTCGCCAAGTTGTTTTTTGGCTGCCTCTTCTGCTTCTCTTATTTCTGCTTGAGTGTTTTGCTTAAGAGTAAGTCTTTGTAAGTCTATGTTTTTTTTCCAATCCTGAACACCTTTAATTCCTGCATCTATAGCTGCAAACTTAGCCTCTAATGGGTTTCCTCCAATTAAATCTTTTGCTAATGCTGCTTTTGATGCTTCTAATGCATTACCCATTTCGTTTATTGTTTTTGGTTAAAAATACCACCGGCATTAAATAATTGTGAAAAATAATCTCCAAACTCATTACCGCTTGCTGCACCACTACTTATTTTTTGCTCTGGAGTCATAAATTGAGAAAAATCTACCCCCAAAATATTAAATTTATTAATTCCATCTTGAAGATTAGCCTGAGCTTGAGTGCTTGTGTCGCTGGGGTTAGTACTTGTCCCTGCCTTTGTAGAGGCATTTTTAATGTTAGCTATTCCCGCAACAGCGTCTTTTGCTCCACCTAAGAAATTTCCAATGCCTGATAAAACTTTTCCAGCTCCAGTTTGTCCTCCAAACCCTTCCGTTCCAAAACCTTCTAGTGTTCCGGCTCTTTTAATAGCGTTAAAATCACCAGCTTTAAAATCACCATAACCTTCTAGTCCTTCAATTTGTCCTAAAGCTTCTGATTTAGATATTCCTTGTTTTTCTGCCAAAGCATCTACTGCTTTTCCTTCTGCACCTCCAAAAGCTCCTATTGCTGACGTTAATCCTGCAACACCTGCATTTATAAATGAACCAGTGGCAGATGCTTGTAGTGCATCTGCCTCTGCTCTCTTGGCTTTAGCCTCCAAGCCTGCTGATGCTGCTCTATCATCTTGTAATGCAGCAATACGAGCCGCATCCGTTTCTGACGCTTTAGCTCTTTGCATGTCAATGTTAAGCTTTTGCATTGCCATTTTATCGGCAATTTGACCAGTTCCTATATCTTGTACTTGTTTTACTTTACCTGCAGTTGCAGCAACACCTCTTTGGTCTCCTTCTTGAGCCGCCTCAAGTATTTGAGAGCCCTGTACGTTTGATAGTTGAAGTTGTTTGTCGTAAATATCAGTTGTAGCTCTAATTGCATCATAAAAGTTTTGCTCTAATCTAGCTACTGACTCTTGCTCAAGTTGTTCTTGTTCAAGCTCTAATCTTCCTGCGGCTCTTGCCGCATCTTTGCCTGCATCAGCTGCTAAAAAACCTTTTGCTGCTTGACCTCCTACGGCTATTACTGCGCTTGTTACTGCTGCCATATTATAATTTTTTAATCATTTCTGCGTTATATGTATCTCCTTTTATATATCCATTTTTTTCATAAACTTCAATTAAAGAATTTGACTTTAATAACGCGTAGCTATATTTGCAATTACTTAATTTTAAAGTATGAGTTAAAACTTGTACTAAAAAACTCAAAGCTTCTTTTCTTTTCTTTCTGTCTTTATACTCAAAATTAGAAACAATCCAATCGCACCACCCTACTTTTGAGTTAGTCACATATATATACCCTGCGCAAACAGGAATTTCTTTATCATAAACTATAAAACCTCCTTTTCCATTGTTTGGTAAAAAGTCTTTTAATGGAGCTGTCCATTTCCAGTCTTTCCACCATTTTGTCAAAATGGTTTGATAGTCATTTTCATTTAATTCTCTTATAGTAAATTTCATTTACGCAAAGATACAAAAAACTAAGGATTACTTTTAAACACTTCGGAATCAACTGTAAAAAGCTCTACAGCAGTCTTGCTATCATTTGTTATTTTAAACTCCAAATAATACCCTGTTGCCCCATAAGATTCGGCAACAGGATCTTTTAATACCAATATATAGGCATTAGAAGGCACTACAGAGCCAACTGGCAAAAAGTCTGTAGCATCTACGGAAAGTGTTTTTCGGTCGCTACTAATGGCTGTTATTTCGCCCACAGCAATAGGACTACTATATGTGTTTCCCGCAATTAACAAGCTGTAATTTAATTCATCCCCTATAGATATTAAAGATGATACTCTAAAATCAAATTCTATTGTTATAGTACCAGGGGAAGAACCTGTTGTAGTAACAAAACTACCAATTCCTTGAGTTGATCTTAAAGCTAAATTTTCTGATCCTGATATTCTTTTTATAAAAGCGAAGAAACTTCCTTCTTTTTTTACAAAATCACTAGCAGGCATAAACCCTGCTCCTAAATCTGTTGTGATGTTGATATCCCAATTGTCATCACTTTCAAGCTCTATTGTTTTAAATACTTTTACAGTTGTTGGTTCTTGGTTAAAAACACCCGTTAGTGTAGAATCATAATCTTCTCCATAATATCGGTTTCTAATAGGGTTTGTATTGTGTCTATATAAATTGCCACTTTTAAAAGTATACAAATATTGATTCATTCCTAATATAAAATCAGGAAAGTAGCTATAAAAAGATGGCCATCCCTTTACTGTTTCGCTATATGTTACTGTATAATTCTCTGGCATAATTTTTTTTTTAAGGGCCTACGCAAGTCTGTATGTTGCTTACAACGCCATTTGTTACTGTTATTACTTGATTATTATCCATTAAATAATTTTGATCTGTAGCTCTGTTAACTCCATTCTGATCTAAAAACACAAAGTTATTAAGCACTGGGTAAGTATTTGTGCCGTTTCTAAACTGCGCAAAATAATAAGTTTCAGATGTAGTACCACAATTTATGCCGGTCGCACCTCGTGCCTGTCCAGTAAAAGAAGGTAAAGGAGCCTGACACTCAACTTCTAAATTCCATCCTGTTGTATCACAAGGCCCTAAAACTTGAACTGTTATTAAACCTGGTAATCTATTTGGTTTTGGTAACACTAAAGTGCTGTATTCACTTACGCCACCTCCAACAAAATCTCCTGTTTGAATTGTAACTGATTGAGGGGATGGAGTTCCCACTAACCAGCCTGTAGCGTCAAAGCCATCATAAAAAATGTAATTTCTAGTATCAGGGGCTGCTGGAACACAAGTATTTGCTGAATTGCCTAATATAGTAAATGAGTTTGCAACTCCACTTGTTGATTGCTTATTTCCATCTGTAGGACTCATTAACCTGTTATAGTATACTCCGTCATATAACACCCTTATTCCATCTGGAATGCTTGCAGGATTAAAATGAATTAATACCGCGCCTGTGTCGCCAGTGCTAGTTCCTGCACTAAACGCTAACTCATAAAGTCCATTACTACCCCCTGGCGGGACAATAGTACCCCCGCATGGGATGCCACATTCTTCGCATATAACCGTTGGCCCTAGTATGCCAGCCAGTTGTTGACGATAGTTTCCATCACTTTGATAAAATCCGTCAGGTGCTTTAACCAAAAGGTCTTCATCATCATAAACTGCAGAGGCAGTTAAAAAGTCATTTGAATCTATGTATTTGTTTTGTAAGCTCATAATTTAATTTATTCGATTTCAATGGTTGGACAACATTCTGTGTAGTCAAAAGTAAAACTAAAATCAACTCCACTTCCGCCACTATATGCTAAATCAGTAATTACACATGGATTATCTAAATCATTACCTGTCGTTTCATAATTTCTTATTTCTACTGATCCTGCATTGCCATTTCCATTGTTTTGAGTGTTTCTCATCTCTAAAGTGTTTTCACCTCCTAAAATAAAACTAGGATTAAAATGATATGTTACCATTCCAGTCAAAGGACATGTGAAATCAGGAACCGTAACTTGTTTGTTTGTATCTAAATCTCCAATAAATATAGATCCAATTTGTGCGTTTTGATTTAAATCTAAAGCTCCAATAAAATTGTTATTCAAATACACGTCAAAATTATCATCTCTTGCTGAGTTGCTATTACATACTTGCAATACAAATGTTTTATCAGGACATATTGGCGCTGATCCACCGCAATCACAACAAGCATCTGTAGGGCTTGTAGCATTATAACAAAGTTCAATCGGAGTAGGCTCTCTCAAATCCCAAACCAAATACAAATAATCTTCAGCGGGAGTATAGTCAAAATCAGCCTCATACTGCGAGCCATTTAAAACTATTGGTGTTGCCGTGTTTAGTAGTGGCAACAATGTGTTTATTTGAGTTTCATCATAGTTTGTGTTGCTAGCCAAGTATTTGAATTTATCTTTTAATGGATCAAATACATATGTTTGCCCTGGGCTTGAACTAGCCTGCATTTTTATTGTAGCAGCATTAGGAGGCAAAGCTCCAAAAGATGCTTCACCTGTGGTTTCTTCAAACAATGAAACTCCGGTGTCTTGTAAAATTACACTGTTTGTGCTATATGGGCTTAAGTCTGTAGCTAGTTCCCATCGATATCTTACGGTAGTACTCAAAGTAACATCACCATTAAAGTTAACCACTATTTCTTTTACTGTGACTTGATCAGCATCAGGACAAGCAAAAGAAGCTGTGTATGTAGCCGATCCCACAGGGGTTATTACCACAGAAGCCTCAGTTGGGTTGTTTAATGTTTTATCAAAGCTAACAGTGCCTGCTCCAGTTATATTTCCGTTAAACTGTTCTACACTGTTCCAGGTGACAACCACATTTATTTCTCCTGAGGTTACATTAAAATCAAAATTAACAGGCCCAATAATAGTGCTTAAATTTATTATTAAATCTGAAACAGAACTAGAATCATTAACGTCCAGCACATAACCACAGGCTCTCTCAACAGGAGGTTGCGGAATTAATGATGTGTTTGAACTCAACACATACTCATTCATATAAGGATCAAATCCACCTAATTTTTGAGTTTCAAATGAGGTAGTAAATAAATCTCTAAACCAAGAACGCATTCCAACTGTAGATATTAAACTTAATTGATCTGACTTAGCAGAACCTCCTTTTATTTGAATTACTGCACTTCTTTTTGAATCAGTAAAAAAGACATCATACCCCCATGAAGTAAAACTTTCAGGGTTGTTGCTTATCCCGTACTCTTCAAGCCTTGCAAGTTGAGTTCCTAAAACTTCAGGAACTGAGGTAATCGCACCACCAGCTGCTGCATCTGATAATAAATTTTTACCAACTAACAAATAAGAAACTTTATCTTCTTGTAATGTTAAAATATCGGTCTGTCTTGCATGCATTACTCTAATAGGCCCATAAGCTGTCTCTAAAGTTTTAAAGTTAGAAAGAGCCAAATTAAATTGATTTAGTTTATTTAAGTTTGATTCTTGATTAAAAACTCCACTATAGGTTACATCTGCAAATCGTTCTGCTCTTTGATATTGTTCTTCAGATACAGACGTGACTTTTTCTCCTAGTTGTATAAATGGTTTAGTCAATCCTGATAATACAAAGTTTTCTTCTACACCATTACCAAATGTGTAGCAATTAAAAAAGCTTAAATCAATAATTGCAGGTTGAGATGCTGTTTGATTTTGGTCAAAGTCACCTGTTCCTGACATATGATATCCACTTACAACATCAAAAGCTTGTTCGTTTTCATAATACAACTCATCGTTTGCCTCCAAAGGCTCTGTTTCAAAAACAGTTAAGCTAGATGCTCGTTCAAGTGTAAAACTTACATTACAGTAAGATCCTCTTTTATTAGGTGAACCACACTTAGGTGTACCTGCTGACCACCATAAAAATAACTGATTGTTATCAGGTCTTCCGTCTGGACTATTCAGTTGTCTTTGAAATCCGACATAGCTTTGGCCATTTGATGCTCTTACAGAAAAGTCAGCAAAAGCTTTTATGTCATCATATTGATTTACCACATTTATAGTGTCGTCACTACCACTGGTAATTCCATTAGTGAAATCAATTCTGTCACCGACAACCCAAGAGTGTAAATTGTCATAATCTGTAGAGGCAACAAAATTCTTTTTGTAATTGTAATTTCTACTACCACACTTACTACCCCGCTTTCTTCTATTTGCAGTTAATCTAATTTCAATTAAAGATCCTGCGGGAATGTCTACATCTATAAATGGATATGAACCTGGTACAGCTGAATCATATTCAGGATTGTCAAAAGAACAACTAGCGGTAGCAATAGGATAATTATCTCCATCACCACCACTTCTTTCCACAAAGGCATCAGGTGGCTTGTTAGCCGCAAAATTAGAAGGCTTTAGTCTCATGTATGTACCCGTTGGCTGTCCACATTCTCCCGATATGACAGTGCCATCAGCATTTTTCGTACATAAAAAATCTTCTGCTTCGCTACCAAAGCCTAAAACTTTTGTTGATGCACAATTTAATACAGGGCCATTAGTGTCTGATTTAATAAGTAAAGTATCATTGTCTTTTACTTTATCTCTATTGTCACCATCTAACAAATAATAAGCATCACCCGTTTCTTCTTCTCTAAAAAATATATTACTATAAATTGTTCGATACAATCCCTTAGATTCTTTAATAACAAACTTATATTTAGTTGCCCAATAAGGAGGGTAACTATTCATCGTTACTCTAATGTTGTTTTTATCTATTGAGTTTTCACATGGAACAAATACCGTGTTGTCAGTATCAACTAAAGCGGTTGATGCTCTTCCGTACTCATCCATATAAACAACTGCAACTTCATAATCTCTATTACTATGTAAAGATTCCTTTGATGAACTTTGAGAATACAAGCCTGTTGCACTAACACATTGCAAATATTCATAAGCAATAACAGAAGGAACTACGGGCACAGGGGGCACTACAGTTTGATCAAATTCTTGAAATTTAAGAGCAGGCAAAGTAAAGCTTATTTCTGTGCTTCCTAAAGAAGCTCCAATAGATATTCCTTGTGGATCGGCAGTTAAGCCAAATCCTACTTTTTCAAATCCACTTTTAGTTACTGCACCACAAACAAATATATCTGTAAGAGACGTTCCTTCAGTTCCAGTGCCGGGGGGATTTCCTATACATGGATTATCAGGAATAGGAACAAACTCATTTACAGCTGCTATAAATTCAGGACTCGTTGCCATTTCAAAGACACTCGAATAATCCTGTTGCAATACAAATAAAAATGTATTTTCAAATAAATTTTCAGGCTCGCTGCCATCTGGATATGAAGGATCTCCTGTAAATCCTGCGCTAATAAAATTAAAATCTACGCCTATTTGAGCACCCTCTTCCAGGATTACATTATCTCCTCCAAAATCAACAGTAGCAGTAGCGTTTGTAACTAGATTAGATCCATCTATAGTGTATGTAAAATTAGACAAAGTTCCTGTTATTTCATCTGAACTTAATGATTCATTAATTAATTGTAAATCATAATCTAGATAAACTTGCGCATCATTTTCATCAACTATATCATATCCATCTATATAGTTTCCATACATTAGCCTATTGCCCATTATTGTTTGAGCTTGGGCCTTTAATGGAACGTTGTCAAACAATCGTAATAGTTGAGCTTCAGGAAGGGTAGTGTATATTTTTTTATTTGTAAAACTTATAGTTTCTTCCGTATTGTCTAACCACCCCTCATTAACCTTGTTAAATCTTTCTATTACATTAACACTTTGGCTTGTGCTAAATTTAAAAATAACATCTAAATCTTTAACGTTTCTACCTCCAGTATCAAAAGTTATATCTACTGTGTTAAAAATATTTCTCATCCCCTCTTGATTATAGTTGCTATAATCAAAATTAAATGGCCCTGGCGTAAAAGCATATCTACTAAATGGTGACATGGCTGAATATTCGCCGTCTTCATACTGCCATCTATAGGCAAAACTTATCAAAATTTCTTCTAAATAGTTTTCCCCTCCTCCAACTTTATATTGTTTTATTTCTGGAGCATTTAATGGAGGAGCCAGAATAACTCCTATGTCTTGTTCTGTTAGTAAATCACCAGCTGGTGTGGGTAACGGATAATTTCTATTAACATTAATTTTTCTTGGGGGATTTAAATTGTCGGTAAAAAACAACAAATCTCCAATTAAATTAACTCCATTAACTATAAATTCTTTGTCAAAATTTAATACTGAAGTTGATATTACGTGGTAAAATAAAACAAAAGTTCTCGTGTTGTAGGAAACAATTAAATCTACTTTACCCGTTGAAGAAGCCGTATTGTCTTTATCATGTACAAACCAATAAATAGTTTCATTACCTCCGTCCTCAAAAGCGCCTATACATTTAGCTTCATCACTAAGAGGTGAGCCATTAAACACAAGTTGAACTAAAAGCTCGTTACCTTTAGAATTTTCAACAGCCCCTATTTCCGTGCCCTCTGTAGATCCAAGGCGAACATTTAATGCATCAATGTATTCACCCTGCGGAACAAGGCGCTCATCGACACCTTTATTCATGCGTCCTTTTATAAAGTTTTTTGAAATCTTAGGCATATTACTTTATCCATTTATTTTGCCCTCTTAGATTCATTAATAATCTTCCAGGGTGTATATTACTTAATCTAATTTTTGCGTTCCTTAGAAGCGCTGATTTTTCCTTTCTAAGCCTATTTACTATGTACTCCTGAATACCTAATTTACTGTTTAATATTGAGTATTTCATAGAAGCATAAATAAATTCTTCAAAAAGCTTGTTCACGCTTACTTGAGAGTCATCTCCTTTTTCCATACCATCGGACACATACTCTAATACACAAAGTTCTCCAGCCATATCAGAACTAAAATTAATAACCCCTCCTTTTCTGTTTATACTAAATGTAGGATTTTGATTTGCCGTTTCGGTATTCAAACCATATCTAGCTCCCACTGGATATTCAAAATACCAGAGTCCATTAAAAAAATATCCCTCTTGTCCGTTATAAGGGCTTTGCTCATTTAAATAAATAGATTTTTTCCCACCTGTTATTCTTTGCATGTCAATTGTTGATGTAGAAGGTTTTAATATATTTCCTTGATCATCAAATAATATTTTACAAGCATTGTCTTGCAAGTAAGCACCACTCCAATTAGTTTGTATGTTTTCACTTAAGGGAAACAATGTTCCATTTTTATACATTGAAATTCTAACCCAATTTACATAATCAGGCGGCATAACAAATCTTAAAGTATCACATACCTCAAGCTCTAAAATTTTAACTTCTTTTAAAGAATCATAATTAAGTTCTTGAATAGCTCTTTTTGCGTGAAAAAGAACATTATACCTTTCAGCATTATTAATTAATTTATCATTGCCAACATACATTAGCATAAAGTTATTTACAATATCATCTATTGGTAAGAATTGATAAGAACCCCAATTAGCACTTTCGCTATTAAAATCTCCTGTATTTTCGTAATAAGTGTAGTCGTTTATATATGCCATAATTATTGTCCTTCTTGTTTATTAGCTTCCATTTCTTCTGCTTTTCCAAATGCGGCAATTTGCGCGTCTCTAATTGAAACTCCAGCATATTGTAAAATTTTATTAACTAAATTAGTTTCATCTGATAGTGGCAATTCAAAATTTTGATAATCAGCCGCTGTTTCATCAAACGCTGGTTCACCTCCTCCAAACTGAACATAAGTCCAATTAGGTGTTTTGGGGTATCTTATATATTGACAAAGTATTCTTCCGTAATAACCAGGGGTGTTTTTAGTCCCCGGGTTTATATTTTCATATCCAAACTCAAAATTTTTGGGATATATCTGAAGTGTTTTATTATCTTGACTATATGCTGGAAATAATTCTGTGGGAGTTGTTAATGCAGATTGACTCAACATTGTTATTTTAGACTGAGTAACTTTTTCGCATTCATTAACTCCAGCTCGCATACTAAATATATTATAATAATCTCCTACTCTACTAGTCGGAAATATATTAGCGCTTAATTCAATACTATCAATTTGAGTAACATAATTATTAGGAACATTTGTAACATACGCTGTTTCACCGCTTGTTAAATTAACCACCATATCTCCCGGCTGTACTCCTAATCTGTAAAAATCCTTTGTGTCATCAACTAAAATATTTCCAGGTGCAACAGCAGTTGTGGTTATACTTTGAGCTACTAAATATTTTGTTAGTAATAATACTTTGTTTAATAAATAATAATTTGATCCTGTTGTATCGATTGTTGGAACACTAAAAGTTGTAGTAAATATTAATCCTGAGCTAGTGCTCTCTGGAGGCAAAGTAGTATAAGAAGGTAATTGCATTGGTTGTAATATTTTTTGTTCTGAAAAAATATTTATTACCTCTTCTAAATTTTTTACAATATCTGCATAATCACTGCCTGACACTCTTGTGTTTTGTTTTACTATCTGTGAATTATACTGATAGAAGTAATCTTCAAAAATGTCTAACTGAGCTTGTTTTGCGTATAAGTTGAAATCATTAGGAGTTATATACCCAAAATTATTCTTATTTGCAATTGAAAGCACAGTAGCTCTAACTGTATTTATAAGTGATGCCATCCTTTGTTTTTCTTTCTACAAAGATAAGAAAAAAAAAGAGGCCCCTTTTTTTTGAGGCCTCTGTGATTAATCTAATTTAGAATCTAATATTCTTAATACTTCTAGCCCTTCATCACTCTGTAAAAAGGACGCCAATATAAATAAAGGATCCTCTCCATAAGGAACTGTAAGTAATTTATTTTTGTTTCCTTTTATGTTATAATAAACATCTTTTTTGTTTTTCAATACTAATAAATTTTCATTAAAAAACTTAGCACATTTATTTTGAAGTTTTAATAAAGGATCATTAACAGCTTCCATAAAGTCTTCAGAATATCTTTTAGCAAACATTCTTACATCTCTTTTTAATTCGGCTGAAGTCATTCTTTCTATATTTAGCCCTATTGTTACTCTTGCAATTGTCTCAAGCATTTCAATATCTAAATCCTTAGCAATTAATTGAGCCTCTAATGATAAATCTAAATTTTCCACTTCAAGTGAAGCATCATGTTCTCTATTTACCTCTACAAACTCCTGTCCATTAGCTGGATGATGATGCAAAAACTCTTGCAATATTTGATTGTTTTTAGGGACACTTAAAAAGCCGTCCTCAAAAATAATAGGCTCTAATATAACATTACCATCTTGCTCATCTTCAAAAATGCTTTTTTGATTTCTTGCATAACGAAGAGATCTATTAACCCCTGTTGTTTCGTCAAAATATAATAATGATTTTCTTTTTGTATTCCTTGATGGAATCGTGTAGCTCAAAGGAGCTTTTTCTCTGGTAAGTTTGTAACTTTTATCTACAAAAGTTTCTTTCTTTTTTTTCATTTGATTTAAATTTAAATTAATTAAAAAAGATTAGGGCCACTAAAATAAGCAGCCCATAATCCTTATACTCTGTATCTTAGTTAGTAAAGATAAAGAAGTTGTTTGCACCTAAAGTACATAAAGCTCTCTCTGATAAGAAATTAACTTCCATAGCGTCTAAGCTAGAAGTAGCTGCTCCACCAGCAGAACCTGTAATCCATGTTTTGTAACGTCTATCTTCAGTTTCTGAAGCTCGGTAACGAACATGCAAGAATGGTCTCTTAGCGTTTTTGCCAAGTACTTGATCATATACAGTTGTAGAACCTGCAGGTACTAAAATACCATTTATTGCTCCACCACCTATATCACCTCGCATAGTTGGATCATTAAGGTATTTCCAGTCAGACTTGTAAAAGTCATAACCTCTACGGAATCCTGTAAATCCTAAATTAAGGGCCATTTCAGCGTCATTGTCAAATAGACCATAAGAAGTACCATTAACATTATTGCCTTGAGCAGAACCATTAAGTTGCGCTAACATGTCATCAACGTCAAATCCAAATTGTCTGTTTAAGAAAATTACGTTTTCTTCAATTGATCCTTGCTTGTCTAATCTCTGAATGATTGCATCAAAGTCTGCAAGAGTTGTAGGGTTACCACCACTCCAAACATTTCCTCTGTCTTCAACAACATAGAAAAGTCCTTCTGAACCTTTGTTACCCACTCCACTAGCAATACCTTCAACAATTGCAGCTGCACCAGAACCAGGTGCTGCTGGAACTGCTTCAACCATAGCTGTTTCTAGGTAATCTTCAAAACGAAGTCTAGTTTCATGCTCTGATTTTAAGTACCACAAGAAACCTGTTGCACCATTTTCAGTTGTTACTTCAATCCATCCAATTTGAGCCATGTCAGAACCAGATACTGCGTAACGGTCTTTAATGATAATTGGTGAATTTTCAAAAATGAAGTCATCAGCTTCTAGCTGACCTTCCATTCCGATAGCTCCTTTTTGGAACTCTGAACCATAAATAAACAACGAACATTGTACTCCTGCTGCCATTGCCTGGCCTGCTGCTTCATAGTATGCTACATCAATAGTTGCGTTAGCTGTATCAACGGCTGTAACAATAGCTTTGTTACTGTTTGTTGAATTCAAAGAACTATCTGATAACATAACTGTCTGACCAACTCTGATTGCAATACTACCTGTACCAGGTACTAAAGCATCTCCGATGGTTAAAACAGCTACTGCTGCTCCTGCTGCTGCAGCTGAAGTTACATCTGTATATTTAGTGTGTAGTCTTCCTTGCTCCGCCCATTTAATAAGGTCAGAGTTAGAAGGCATTTCAGCGCCTACCATTCTCAAGAATGATGCTACTGTTCTGTTTCCATATCTTTCAAATTCTTTTTCATAAGTATCAGGTAAATACTGATTTAAGAAATCAAAATTTGCGATATAGTTTGTCTGTAATAAGACCTGTTCCGAACTTGGTTGTAAGTCAAACCCAGGTACATTTTCTACTGGCATAATTTTAAATTTTTAAGTTTTTATTTATTCTTTTTGCTTCTAATCTTCAATCCTCTTCCACTTGTATCAGAGACTTGTCTTGCTTTAAATCCAGTGTCGCCTATTGCTTGAGGTGTTTGCCTTACATTCATGTTGATGTTTTTACTTTTCTTCGAAACATCTCCAATAGCATCTGCCTTGCCTTGCTCGTAAAAATACTGAGCAAATTTTTCAGGATTCATAGCAGCACTTAATGCTCTATGCCATCCTGAAGCGTCTTTAATTAAACCGTCTTCACCTACATAATTTTTTACAAAATTATTAAGGTCTTTCTGTTTAGCCTTCATCTCTAAAGTGTCACCATATGCGTACGATATTTTTTTATCTCCTACATTGAACTCAAAACCTTTGAACTCGGAATCAAAAACTTTATCAGTTTGCTTCAAAAAGTAATCATTCTTTCTCTGGTTAGCTTCTTGGGTGGTTTTAGATTGATTAAGAAATTCCTTATACTTTTCTAATTCGTTTAAAGTTTCTTTTGGAATAGAGCTCCCACTTGACTCAAGAGGAACTGAATAGTTTTCCTTCAGATCGTTTAAATATTTTTTAGCTTTAGAAACTTCTCGTTTTTTTGCAATATTCTTTTTCTTTATATCTTTTTCATCATCAAGATCTTCATCATGTCCGAATTTATCATTCATCAAATATTGAATATCTTCATTATCTAAATCAGATTCAGTTAAAGAATAGTACTCTTTTAAAAGTTGTTCATCTGAAATTTCATCGTAATTTTTATTTACTTTGACAAAATCATTAAAACCCCTTCCTGTTTTCTTTTTAAAATCTAAATACTTAGACACTTCTTCAGGTAAAGACTCTGTGTTTTCTTTTTGAGAAAACAAGTCATCAACAGAATTTATGTCTTTGTCATATCTATTTTTAATATATGAAAGAACGTCTTCGTCTTTTATAGTTGGACGTTCAACTTCCGACTTGATGTCGGTATTTTGTTCTGCAGTTTGCTTTTCAGCAACTTCCGCAGCAGTCTCTTTATTAGAATTATCTTCTTGTGACAATTCTTCTTCATGTTTTTTTAGTAGTTTTTCCTCTACTTCCTGTACAGATTTTTCTGCAATTGGATTTACTTCACTTACTTTAATTTCCATTTGATTTAATTTTTACAAAGTTACTATTATATTTAATTATTATTTTAAGCTTATCTAGGCTCAAACTC